ATCAGACGGCGATCAGTCAGACCGAAAATTCAGAAACAGCAACAGTTATAAAGTTAGTGGAGAGTGAAGATGGCTAAGAAAAAAAAATCTAAAGCATCAACGGGCTCAAGCAGATCGAAACAGATTGCCGATGTGAAGAAGAAAACAAAGAAGCGATTGATGAGTAGCGGCTACTGAGATGGCACGAGACTACCAGGCTGAGTACGCTGGAGAGACTACGCTTCGACGCAAGAAGAGAGCATCTAGGAATAGGGCGAGATACAAATTGATGAAGGCTGGCAGAGTTCGCGTAGGTGATGGCAAGGATGTAGATCATCGCAATGGTAACGCTATGGATAACGCATCCGGTAATGTCAGAGTGATGTCGAGAGCAGCTAACTTAGCGCGTAAGCGTAAAGGCTTGATGACAGCATGATAGAGATCGTGGCATTGATAGCACAGCTAATTATATACTTCGTATAGATGCAGGTGAACCAAGGCTTATCGTTGGGACTGATCGTGCTGCTGATGTTCATAGTCGCGGGTATGATGTTGCGATGTATGCGCTGAAGAACAGTGTGTGTCTGAGTCAGCCTGGCATAGCAGCTCGCGCGCGATGTCAGCGGGGATCGACAGCAGCTGGGCATGGCATGGCATACCCCTGGATGTTATTTAGATTTTAAGACTAGAGAAAGACTAGAGCTACACGCCAGGCTATAGTGACTATGGCATGAGTGTCGGTTTAGTACACTGAGGGGGGGAGGGGTAACTATTTATTTTGAAATTTCGGTCACCCCCGTACCCCCCAGAGATCGCCCGCCACCTGTTATAGCGTATATACTCTTTTAGAACCTTTGGAGCCTCTGTGACTGAGATAACAATTCCATACACACCGCGTCCTCTTCAACAGGAACTACACACTAAACTCGATGAGTATCGATGGTCTGTAGTCGTCTGCCATCGCAGATGGGGCAAGACTGTATGCCTTTTAAATCATCTTCTAAGGGCCGCTATACTGTCTACAAAGCAAAGTCCTAGGTTTCACTACCTAACGGCCAGCTACAAGATGGCAAAGCAGGTAAGCTGGGATTATATGCATCAGTTTGCTGGAGGCATACCAGGGGCTAAGTTTAACGAGACTGAGCTCAGGTGTGACTTGCCTAATGGTGCCAGGATACAGCTGCTAGGCGGTGAGGATGAGAGTAGGCTGAGGGGAATGTACTCAGACGGCATCGTTATGGATGAGATGGGATTGCTCTCAGAAACGATCTTTACTGAGGTAATCAGGCCGATGTTGGTAGATAGGCAGGGCTGGTGCTGCATGGTAGGCACGCCATCAGGACATAATTTGTTTTATGATTATTGGCAGATGGCAGCAGATGACCCTGATTGGTACAGGGTGATGTACAAGGCTGATGAGACAAATATTCTACCTCAGAAAGAACTGGACGCAGCCAGAGCCTCAATGAATGAGGATGCTTATAAACAGGAATTTTTATGTAGTTTTGAGGCGGCAACGCCAGGGGCTGTATACGCAAACGAGCTAGGCGATATTGAAGAAAAAGGGCAGATGACGCATGTGCCTTATGATAGCACTTATCGTGTAGACACTTTTTTTGATTTGGGAATTAATGACGCGACTTCAGTTATTTTTACCCAATCGGTAGGTCGGGCGTTACACGTTATAGATTATTTTGAAGCACGGAACGAGGGCTTACCGTTTTATGCGAGGATGTTAGATGAAAAAGGTTATCTCTATGGTACTCACCACGCTCCGTGGGATATTGAAGTACGTGAAATGGGCAGCGGAAAAAGTCGTCGCGAAGTTGCATATGACTTGGGTATCAATTTCAAAGTGGTTCCAAAGCTTCCAATAGAAGATGGGATACATGCAGCCAAGATGCTGATACCGCGCACCTGGTTTGATAAGGAGAATTGTCACCAGCTGCTGGAATCGCTCAGGTTCTACCACAGAGTTTACGATCCGAAAAACCGGATGTTTAGATCAAAGCCAAAACATGATTGGTCAAGTCACGCTGCAGACTGTTGGCGTTATTGCGCTATTGCAGAACGGGCAGCACCAAATAACGGGGTAGCCCCCCAGGCATTTGCCGAAAGTAGTTACAACCCATTAGAGGCAAACATATGAGTTTTCTATCATCAAAGCCAAGTGCTCCGGCGGCCCCAGCAGTTCCACCCCCAGCACCCTTGCCCCCCATAGCTCCGATTAAGGCTGAGGGGACTGCAAGCGCACGAGATAAGGAACGTGTAAGACGTAAAAGGGGTGTGAGCTCTACTATTCTAACTGGGCCCAGGGGATTGATGCCTGAGCAAATGCCCGTATCAACACCTAGTCTATTGGGAGGCGATTAATGTCTTTTGGATCAGGTGCGGGTGCTGCAGATGGTTACGAGTCAACCGATGCTTCTGGCAAAAAGAAAGTAGGATCTGGCCGTGGCTCAGATACAGCTGGCCGACAGGAATTATACCACCGCCGACATGATCCAATGGCTCCAGGAAGCACTCCAGATCCAAATCAAAATGAACCACAAGGTTCTGGCGGTTCAGATCCAAGCCAACCGATAAGTGCAACAAATGCTCGCGTACAAGGCCCAGCAGGTACTGGCGGTACGATGGGGCGGCCTACATTAGGCCAGGCGTTCAAATATAACTCTTACGATAGGTACACCCCTGCTCAAAATACTGCTCGCACAGTACTTGGTTTTTTACCTTTTGGTGGATTAGTGCAGGGTTTAATGGCAGGTGGCGCAGCATTAAATGATATGTATGGGCCAAAGGAAGGTTTTGGACAGATAGAGGGTGGAGGTCAAGATTTTGATGAACCTGATTACGGAAATTCTTCACCGATGGTAGTTAAGAAACAAAGGGGGGTGGCTTCGACACAAATGGCATCTGCTCAAGGAGGATCAGCAGCAGGTGGAACAAAGCCTAACACAGCAACATCAATTGGCGGCAGTAAAGACAGCTCCCCAACACGTACTCGTACAGCATCGGGTGGGAAATCAAATATTTTAACATCGCCTTTTGGTGATCTTAGCCAGGCACCAACGGCTAAAAAAATGTTGTTAGGGGCGTAATATGGCACAAGCTGATAATCAAGCAGTCGTCCTACTTCGTCGCCTTCAAGATCTAGAACAAGCCCGCTCAAATTGGGAAACACATTGGCAGGAAATTGCCGATTATATGCGGCCTCGAAAAGCCGACATAACAAAAAACAGAAATCCTGGTCAAAAACGCACTGAACTTATTTTTGATGGTACAGCGATACACGCAGCTGAGATGTTAAGTGCATCCTTGCATGGAATGCTGACTAATATGAGCACGCCGTGGTTCACTCTGCGTTACACTGAACCCGCTCTCGAAGATGACGACATCGCTAAAGAATGGCTCCAGCTGGCAGAGCAAACAATGTACCAAGCCTTTCAACGCTCTAACTTTCAAGAGCAGGTGCATGAGATGTATGACGATTTAGTCTGCTTTGGCACGGCCATAATGTTTGTCGAAAAAGACGAAACTACGAGTTACCGATTTTCAACTAGGCACATTGCGGAATGCTTTGTCGCTGAAGATCACAATGGCAGAGTAAATACTGTTTATAGAAAGTTTAAAATGTCAGCGCGGGCTGCCATGAACCAATTTGGCGATAATGTCAGTGATCGAATTAAGCAAGCCGATAAAAAAGATCCACACGGCATGGTAGAGCTTGTCCATGTGGTATTGCCTCGTGAAGATCGTGATTTAACAAAGAAATCAGCACAGAATAAACCCTGGGCATCGTTGTACCTGGATAGTGAAGAAAAGACAGTCCTGGGCGAAAGCGGCTACGACGAAATGCCTTATGTCGTGCCTCGATGGTTAAAAGCATCTACAGAAAATAACGGTTTTGGACATTCGCCAGCGATGAGTTGCCTGGCTGATACCAAGATGCTCAATAAAATGAGTGAGATTACAATTCGAGCTGCACAAAAGCAGATCGATCCACCATTGATGGTGCCAGACGATTCTTTCATGCTGCCGATACGTACAGTCCCTGGTGGTTTGAATTTTTACCGTTCTGGCACCCGTGACCGAATTGAGCCTTTAAACATTGGAGCCAATCAGCCCCTGGGCCTTCAGATGGAAGAACAGCGCCGCCAGGCGATACGTTCCGCGTTCTATGTTGACCAGCTGATCTTACAGCAAAACCAGACAATGACAGCGACTGAGGTTATTCAGCGTACAGAAGAAAAGATGAGATTACTGGGCCCCGTGCTAGGTCGGCTCCAGGCTGAATTTCTGCAGCCATTGATCGAGCGATGCTTTAACATTCTCAGTCGTGACAAAGTATTACCGCCACCGCCGGAATTTATGGCAGGGCTCAACATTGAAATTGAGTATGTATCACCTATTGCTAAAGCGCAGCGCAGCGGAGATATACAGTCGATTGTCCGAATGCTCGAAATGCTTGGGCCTCTCCAGGACATGGAGCCTGGCATCATCGATTGGATCGACATGGACGGCCTAGCTAAACACGCTATCAAGGTGCTGGGTATACCGGCTGCTGTTGTACGCGGCATGGAAGAGGTAGGCCAGATACGAACACAGCGGCAGCAGCAACAGCAAATGGAACAGGAAAAGGCTGAGGCAGTCCAAATGGCTGAATCAGCAGGTAAGGCTGCACCAGCTGTCACCGCGTTGAATGAAGTAGAAATGCAAGCGCAAGCAATGCAAGAACAAGGTGCACCAGGTGGTGGTGGTGAAATCATCTCGATTGATGATGTTGCATGAATATAGAAGATTTACGAGCCGCCTATAAGTTACTTCTTAATACACAGGATGGCATTGAAGTTTTGGAAGATCTGGAACTTCGATTTCATGTGCGATCCCCAGTGTTTTCGGACAACCCATACGAAACTGCATTTCGCGATGGTCAACGAAGTGTTGTTCTGTATTTACAGAACATGGTTAAGGAACGGCCAATAATGGATATTGAACAAGAGGAGTAAATTGTGGCTGATGAACAGGTAGCGGATGTCTCAGAATCTGAGGTAGCACCGTCTGGCGTATTAAGTGGCACAGACAATGCAGACACTGGTAATTGGAGAGACAATTTACCGGATGATATTAAAGATCACCAATCTTTGCAGAATATTACAGATGTTGGTGCCCTGGCTAAAACAATGATCCATGCTCAAAGCATGGTTGGTGCGGAAAAGATACCTGTACCTGGCAAGTGGGCAACCGATGATGATTGGGAGCAAGTTTACTCGAAGCTTGGTAGACCAGAAGCAGCTGATGGTTATGAGCTGGATTTAGGTGAAGGCGCGGTTAATGAAGAATTTGCTGGATCGTTCAAAGACGCAGCGCACAAAGCAGGGCTTACACCCAGGCAAGCGCAGCATTTAGCAGGTTGGTATAATGATATGTCAGCTGAAGGTCTAGCGGGAGCTGAGGCTGGTAAAGTTGATATTGAGGCTGCTAAGTCTCAGGCAGAGGCTGATCTTAGAAAAGAATACGGCGGTGCCTACAATGATCGACTAAAGCTAGGCGATAATCTTATTGGCGAGTTTGGCGAAGAGGGGCTAATGGATTTACGCCTCGAAGACGGCACGCCACTGATTAATAACGCAACGTTTGTGAAAACAATAATAAACGCAGCGCACTATATTAATTCTAGTGTTAGTGAGGATAAATTGGTTGGAGACAAAGGCAGTGCGATGACACCTGCTGAAGCCGACACCAAGATCCAAGAGCTAATGCGTGAAGATGGTCCGTATTGGGATGGTAAACATCCTATGCATGAAAGCTATGTTCAGCAGGTACTCAAGCTCAATGAGCAGAAGTATCCTGAAGAAGAGTAATTCACGCTAACCGCCTGATAAGCCAGCTGGCCCAGGCAACGTGTTGGTAGAATAAATACAGGATAAGCTATTGCCCCTGTAATCCTAAACCTTGAGTCCACATACCGTGGGCAGCTCGATTATTTTAACTCTGACAAAAAGGGGGTTCTCGTATGAGTACTCAAATTACCACAGCCTTTAGTCAGCAGTTCTCAACCAACATCCAGATGCTGTCACAGCAAAAGGGTAGCTTGTTGCGGAATGCCGTTAGTGAAGAAAGTATCACTGGCGAAAAAGCATTCTTCGATCAGGTGGGTTCGGCAACTGCTGTACGAAGGACAAGTCGGCACGCGGATACTCCGCTTTCCGAAACACCGCATTCTCGTAGAATGTGTACGATGGAATCATATGAGTATGCGGATCTAATAGACGATCCTGACAAAATATCCATGTTGATTTCGCCTACAAACAGTTATGCAAATGCAGCGGCCTACGCTATTGGCCGTGCCATTGATGATGCCATTATTTCGGCAGCTCTAGGTTCAGCCTCAACTGGCAAATCTGGATCAACGGCAGTTGCAAATGCTAACTCACTTACTGTTGGTTCGCCAGCAGCAGGTTTAACAGTTGCAAAGCTGGTTGCCGCTAATAAGGTTTTCCAGAATAATTCTGTTGATCCATCAATACCCAAGTACATCTGTGTTGGGCCTGAGCAGATCGAAGATTTGCTTAATACCACCACAGTAACTAGTGCAGACTTTAATTCTGTTAAAGCACTTGTACAGGGTGATATTGATACCTTCATGGGATTTAAGTTTATAATCTCTACCAGGTTAAATGTTGACGGCTCTGACCATCGCAAGGTTTTTGCATGGGCTGAGGACGGCATTAAACTTGCTATGGGCAAAGACTTAATGACTAAAATTGAACCAAGATCAGATAAATCGTATTCTACGCAAGTCTATGTGTGTGCCACCTTTGGTGCTACTCGCATGGAAGAGGCGAAAGTATGCGAAATTATCTGTGACGAATAGGAGGTATGAATAATGGGTACAGTCTATTCAGTTCAAAAGACTAAATGGGATCAAAACGATCCTGTTGAAATGATTAAGCCAAACGAATACTCAGGTCGAGTTCGCGTGGCTTATGGCAGTTACACTGCTGCAACAGAACAGTCCGACATCCACATGTTTAATTTACCGAATGGGGCACGTATTCTCAGCGGGACTTTAACACATGCAGCGTTGAACTCTTCTACGACAGCTAGTGTGGGTCATTCCATTTACAATGACAGTGATGGGAGTTCAGTCGCTGCTGATGTGGATGAGTTCAAGGCAGCTGCGGCATCAACCAGTATTACTACTGTTGATATTGCGGTAACTGCTGCCCTTGGCCGAAATTCAGTTGTCAATGCAGACGCAACAGGTATGCCAGTAACGGTATCCATTGCGGGTGCTAATGGCGCGGGACTCGTAGAGCTTCAGATGCTTTATGTTCTTGACTAACTGAGACATGTAATTTCGGGAGTACTTTCGGCACTTGAAGCTGAAACACTATCTTCTCAAATTGGGAAGAAGAGTTTTAGTGAGCCGTTAGTCTCCCGAATTACTAATTTAATATTAGAAAATACCGATGCTGCAATTACAGAAAATAGTTATTGCCGCGTTGAACAACACACAGGTGGTCACCCTTGGCACTGCGATACAGGCGATAGTAATCATATGCCCTGGTGTCGCTGGTCAGCCAGTGTCCTATTAAGCCCGCCCGATAAATTTACTGGCGGTGTATTTGAATTTCGAGATGCGAGTTACCAGAACTATTTGGACGCATTGATATTTAGTTCCGATGAGGAACATCGCGTTACCCCGCATGAGGGTGCAAGAAAAGTTTTACTTATATTTCTAGGAGCCACAAATGGCGAGTGAAGTTGAGACAATTAATTCCGCATTAAATATGCTGGGTGCAACTAATATTATATCTCGTGGTGAGGAGAGTAAGTCTGGGCGTGTTACCAACCAGAGATTTGATGCTGTACGCGATGCCGTGTTTAGAGCTCATTACTGGAACTGTCTTGTCAGCAGAGCATCTTTAGCAGCCGATACTGAAACTCCAGCCTTTAACTGGTCTTATCAATTTACATTACCAACAGACCCATATTGTCTTCGCGTGATGCAGCTGGATTATCTGGATATCGACTTCCAGGTTGAAGGCCGTAAAATTGTAACGAATGAATCTACTATCAATTTGATTTACCTAGCGCGTATTGTAGATCCTAACGAATGGGATTCGCTGCTTAACGAAACAATAGCCGCACGTTTAGCAGCTGACATCAGTTTTGCAATGGTGCAGTCAACGTCTCTGACCGCAAATTTGTATTCGCTTTATGAAAGTAAACTATCAGAGGCTCGATTTACTGATGCTACAGAAGGCACCCCTGGAGCAATGACAGGCGTAACTGCATCGGGTGCGCTGCAGTCGGATGTACTCGTGAACTCAAGGTTGTAAATAGTGGCAAAAGTAAACTTTGCATTTAGTAATTTTACAGCTGGTGAGCTCTCGCCTCGATTAGGCGGCAGAACAGATCTGTCTAAATATTATAATGGGTGCAATGTTTTAGAAAACTTCCTGGTGCATCCACATGGTGGCGCATCGAGGCGGCCAGGTACGCGATACGTTGCTGACTGCAAAAGCCATACAGCGAAATCGCGGTTGGTTGCTTTTCAATTTAATGTCACCCAGGCATATGTTCTGGAATTTTTTAATAACGGTTTTAGGATTTATAAAGACGGGGGCCAGGTTGTTGGGGGATCGCCCTCAGCTGCGATAGAGGTCACAACAACGTATACAACAGCCCAGCTCGATGCGCTCAAGTTCGCGCAGTCAGCTGATGTTATGTATGTGGTGCACCCAGATCACCCTGTACGCAAAATACAAAGAACATCGCATACCGCCTGGACGGTAACAGAAGTAAGCCTGGCGCGTGGCCCGTTCTTAGATGCTAATACTGGCACGACAACAATGACGGCCAATAATAGAACAGGATCAAGCATTACAATTACGGCAAGTGCTTTAACTGGCGTAAATTCTGGTTCAGGGTTTACAGCAGCTGTTGATATTGGTCGGTTAATCAAGCTGCATCATGGTTATGCCAAGATCACGGCGGTTGCAGATACAACTCATTGCACGGCAACGGCCCAGGAAAACGATAACTTTATTGCAGAGTTGGAGCCAAGCTATACGGCTTCAACAATTGCTTTTACAGAAGGTGACCCCAGCTCAACAGGGCTAGAGCATAACGACAGAATAACTGACACTGCTAAGAAATTTGTTGAAGAAGGCTTTCAAGTTGGTATGACGATTACCACCACGGGTGCCTCAGCATCTGCTAACAATGCAGATCGACTCCTAGTGGCAGTAACTGAAGATACAATGCTATTCGCGCCATCAGATGATGTTGTGACAGCTGGTGTAGGAGCCAGCGTAACAATAGTTGGCAAGCTCAAGGCTGATACAAATTGGAGGTTAGGTGCATTCTATCCTGGGAACTACCCAAGTGCTGTAACATTTTACGAGCAAAGATTTGTATTAGCGGCAACAGCTGCTCAACCACAAACGCTATACTTCAGTGTTGGCGGTGATTTCGAGAATTTTACGGGCGGCGTATTAGCCGATAGCTCGCTGACATATACCATTGGATCGAACCAGGTTAATGTGATCCGATATTTAAGCAGTTCCAGGTCGCTGCTGGTAGGAACCAGTGGTGGTGAATTTGCGGTCAGAGCATCTGGAACTGATGAGCCGCTGACACCAACGAATGCTCAGATCAAACAGCAGTCTGCCTATGGCAGCGCAAATGTCCAGCCTGTCCAAGTTGGTAATGCTGTTTTGTTTTTGCATCGAGCTGCCAGGAAAATACGCGAGCTTACATATAATTACGATAGTGATAGTTACGTTGCACCAGATCTAACAATCCTTTCAGAGCATATTACTGAGCAAGGTATTCTAGAGATGGCATACCAGCAGGAGCCTGATAATATCGTATGGTGTGTGCGAACTGATGGCTTGTTAATTGGCATGACATACCGCCGTGAAGAGCAAGTTATAGCTTGGCATCGACATAAGATTGGCGGCGTAAGTGGCAGCTGCACCGTTACACTGACTGACTACGCAAATATTCTTACCGCCACTAAGTTAGTTTTAACAAAATCAGATGGAACACTCGTAACATTTACATCAACTACTGGCACAGCTGGTACACTT